GTTTGCGCCAAAGTCACGCTCAATTCCCGTTTATAATATTCATTTGACGCACCCCCAAAATGGGGGTGGTTAAAAATTGTTACGCACCCCCAATTTGGGGGTGGTTAAAAATTGTTACGCACCCCCAAATTGGGGATTTGACGCACCCCCAAAATGGGGGTACGGATAGACTATAACTACGGATAGACAATAGGCCACTATTAACTGCCTTGTGTGTAATTTTATTTCCTCTACCGCGCTTCGCTTGCTTCCTCGCCTTCACTTCGTTGCGGCCGAGGCTTAATTGGCAAATCAAAAGACCTAAGCTAATGCTTTTCTTAGTGTCAACTTCGGTTGGCATTGGCTCAAGGATTAGGCTGGTCAAAGTTTATGGATATGGTTAACGCAACAAACCCCGTTCAAGAGATTCCAGAAGAAGCAAAAGAGGTTGAGGTATCTTGATCTGATTTACAGCTTAAAGTAGGATTGAGCCGGTTGGTATTTTCAGTACCAACTAGCTCATGGGCGTAGCCCTAAGGATATATTTACACGCATAACCAGTGCGCTAAATATTTTGATACTCAACACACTAGAGTTGCGTTAAATATGAACATAGTTTACCAAGACACTAAGCACCATGCAAGAGCTTTACTAAAATAATGCGATATATTCCGTAGAAATTTCTGTATCTTGAATTTAGCAGTTACTAATTCACACCCCAAGGAAAGGGGGAACTAACAAGAGGACACATGTGATGATAGTTTTACAGCCAAACGTATTTAAAAGCCTTCACAAAGTGATGAAAGAGTTAGACCAAACAGCAATGACGACCCCTGAAAAGTTTGCCCACGTGCAAGGGTTGCTCAAATTAATCTCAAGGAGAGATGCGTAATGAGTATTGATATGAAAACTAATTCATTTTGCATAAAGAGAGTAGACCCTCGTTATGTCACATTAAACGAGGACATCTTCATGTCATTGCCTGGCGACTGCCTGAAAGTTTACCTAGCGTTACGCTTTGAAGCGGATTATGAGATGGAATACTCATCTGTGAAGAGGAATGTGCAGTTTTTAGCGAATAAATCATTAATTAGCGTCCGGCAAGTAAAGTACTGCTTAAAAAAACTAGAGGAGCAAGGGTTAATTATGAGGGAAAAAAACCCAGGCTACCAAACAACTTACTGGGTTGCTAAAAACTTAAACCATTTTGTCAAAGTTTCAGTAGTGCAGGAGGTGCACGGGGTAGTGCAGGAGGTGCACGGGGTAGTGCAGGAGGTGCACGACATAAACAATAACTCTTTCATTAATCATTCCAATAAAGATATATGCACCTCCGTTCCGGAGATGCAGCCAGCTGCCCCTAAAGAAGAAAAACCCAAGCCCACAGTAACCAAGGAGGTAGCCCAGTATGTAACCGCATGGAACCAGTTAGCGAGCAAATACAACCTAAACACCATGGGCTCAAACCAGAGAGAATTAAAAGCAATCGAGGCTAACTTAAGAAAGCTAAAGCCTATTTGGGACTGTGTGTTAACTCCCGAATCGTTCGTTTGCTTAATGGAACAGGCTGCAATACTGAAGCACGACTACTTAATTCAGATGAATTTTGAGCTTGAATGGATTTTAAGAGAGAAAAACTTTATGAAAATTTACAAAGACGTAGAGAGGGCGGGAAATGAAAGACCACGATAAAAATACAGAACTACGCGTAATTGGAGCACTAATTATCTGTGGTAGCATGAAAGATGAGGGCGCGGTCAGTATCTTTTCCCAGGTGACAGAAGATTTTTTTATGTCGAAAGACGTGAAGGAATTATTTGGCGCAATTAAATCTCAAGTTTTAAAAGACCTGCCATTTGATGCAATAAGTTTATCACCTATTATTTCCGAAGTTGCATACCAGCTGCTATTACCGATACTTGACGGTGACTACCATTCATTTTCAACAATCAGCAATGATATTGAAGTTTTAAAGAAAATGCATCGTTTGCGGCCTAAGCTTGAATTAATAAAAGGAGCCAACAGAGCTTTGTTAGCAGAGATAAACCAAGATGTAGCTCTTGAGTTAATACAGGAGTTAGGGTCAAAGCTAATAACAGATAGACCTCTAGCAAAAGAGTATGCACAGGAATGCGAAGAGCTTATTGAAGAAATACTTACCTCCGATGAAAACCCCACAGAGATTAAAACTAACCTAAGGGATTGGCCTCCGTTTCCAGCAACGGGGATGATTGTAGTTGCAGGGCGAGCGGGTATAGGTAAAACCATGATGGGCTTGCATTTATTGGAGAAGATACTTGAGGCTAAACCAGGAACCAAAGCCATTTACTTCAATCTAGAGATGAGCAAAAGAGTTATGGTTAATCGGTATTTAAATATGATTTATCCGTTTACTGGCTCGCTTAAATCCGCTTTAAACATGGGTGGTGCAACAGAGTTGCTTAAGCGTAACCTTCTGTTAATTACAAAGCCGAACGTGACAATAAGCGAGATTGAATTAATCTCCACATGCCAATCATTGGAGCATGATATTTCCGTTATTGTTGTGGATTACGTTGGGCGCGTCAAAGGCTTAGGAAGCAATAGACATGAGCAATTGGAGGAGATAGCTCAAGACCTCGCAGGGTTAGCTATTAAGCTAGATTGTGTTGTGCTCGCCATACAGCAAGTGAGCAAGGAAAAAGTGGAGAAAGTAAAAGTAGACAGAGTCCCAGAAATACACGAAGGAGCTGGCTCCATGGGCTTTGAAAGAGCGGCTGAATGGTGGTTAGGGATTGACCAGCCCCAGGTAGCAGAGCCTGAAAACCCCTCGGTTAAAGATTTGTTTATCGTAAAAAATCGCAAGTCGCGCGGGGACTCGGGTTACTTTACTGCCTATCTAACATTCAAAGGCGGTAGGTTTTATGAAGTAGACCAAAGAGAATGCGAGATAAAAATGAATAACCAGGGCTTTAACCTAACCCCTCTATCTAAATTTAAAAAGGAAAAAAACTATTGCAAGGAATGAGGCGTTTTAGTTTGTGATAAAGTCGCCTAGGTGCTAGCATAACTAAAAATATTAGGGGTTAAATGATGGCTAAGTCAGAAATTAAAGCAGAACAACGCGCACCAGTAGTCACAGAACGCACACGCAAGCCCCGTGAAGGCTTTAAAAACCCAAACCGAGGCATCCCAGTGGCCGAAGGGTTAACGCTTCAGGACGTGCCTCGTGAGATGATTCAAGCGCATCTTCGAGCTAGTGAGCAGGTAGCAAAACAGCGCTTCAAAGAAAAATATAATGCTGGATTTGGTGGAAACGAATCTTTTTGAGGTGAGTCATGGCTGATTTCAATGCGTGTGTAGATCACGTTTTAGCTAACGAAGGCGGTTATTCAGACAATCAGAAAGACAAAGGGGGAGCCACTAATTTTGGTATCTCACTTAGATTTCTGAAGGAAGTTAACCCGAAAACATTAGTACGCAATGGAATCACCGGCGAAGTTACCAAGCAAACGATTAAAGATTTGACAAGAGAGCAGGCGGTTAGCTTTTATTATTCTGAGTTCTGGAATACGGCTAGATTTGACAAAATCATGAATGGGATTATCGCTAAATACGTTTTTGATAGCGCGGTTAATCATGGGTTGCACCAGGCCACGTTAAACGTTCAGCGCGCTTGTTGTTCAGCACAAAAAAAGGTTGATTTTATTATGTGTGATGGCTTGCTAGGCCACAAGACATTGGGAGCTATCAACCAAATTTCTTTTTCACTCATACCGCCTATGATTAGTGAAAGGGCTGGCTTCATGCGTAGGATAGTGGCTAGAGACCCTACGCAATCGGTGTTTTTAGATGGTTGGTTAAAACGGGCGTATGATATTTAATCGCCTCGCGACTCCTTCCATTCTTCGGTTGCTTGTTCTTCCCTTGCATTGTTTTTGAGTTGTTCGGAAATTCCGTAAGACTGGTTTAATTCGTCCTCGTCACCGTGGCATTCATTGGTTTCATTCATTTTTAACTTTCCTCCCACGTCTAGAATTCCCGACCTGGCCAGCAATAAACAGCCAAAAAGCCAAGGAAGCAAAACCAAACACCACCTTGCCTAGCTCGTAAAAAAATCCATCCATCTTAAAAGCCCTCTATTGGTAGCCCGAGCTCTAATGCGCGAATTAATTCTTTAGCACCTTCTATCATGTTTTCTGCTTCGCTTCGACTGATATAATCCCCGATTGAAGCCAGGTTATCGGAATCGTTGAGGTAATATTTTAAGCGTAAATAATAACAATCTTGATATTCTACCGCGTCACCCTCGAATGATAAGTCGGCGTGAAAGCTGTTTTTTAAGTCGAATATTTGCATAATTAAGCCGCCTTCAGTTTGTTTTGTTTCACGCCTGCTCTATCGCTACCGTATACCGCGCGGATATCATCCATGGTTTTGCTGCCACGGCTGAATGACTTGTAATCGCTTGGACGGTAGAACCACATTTTTTTCTTGATTGCCCACTTGTAACCGGCTGTTTTCAAGACTTCACGGTGAGGTTTGGTATCACCTGAAACCCACACCCACGCGCCACAGACTTCGATATCGAGGTTTAAACCCATGATTGCGGTTAGTGCCTCGAAAAGCTCATGGCCGTATTCTATGCCCGTTTGTTCTGTGCCCGTGTGGTCTTTAAGTACTGCATAAGCTTCATTAACTGCTTTCATCATCTCAAGCCCTGCCGGATTGCGGTCAGGGTGATACAGTGAGCAAGCTTTTCGGTAAGCTTTTTTTGTTAGTTCCGGCGTTATGTCACCGGTGAGCCCTAGAATTTGGCAAGCGTCTGTTATTTTCATGGCATGTTTTCCGTTATGTTATGTAATTAATATCAATCGATACGGTATAAAACGCTTCTAATCTCGTATATTTCAGAGTCTAAATCACGGGTGTGAAGCAGTTCGCTTATTATTTCTTTAACTATCCCAATGGCTTTTACAGTAAATGAGGTAGCTTCAAGTGCATCATCTTTTGCTTGAAGGATGGCTAGCTTTTTTTCAGCGATAGCGATAGTGTCGAGTCTGTTTTGTTCATTTGTAACCGCCGCCAATCTTTCTAATATATCTTTCATTTTGTGCCCCTGGTTTGTTTAGTTCGCTTAATCGCTAACTTGGATACATGATAGCATTGTGTTATGTTCTTGTCAACACTTTGTAAACAAATAATTAACTATAACGTGGGAAAGTGCTATTACTAAGTAGATCCACTCGCTTTTTATGCGGTAAACTCAGGCAATGAATGACGTTTTTTATTTAACAGAGGGAATATTATGGAAAATAAAGAGCCAGGCTTACCAGGTAGGCCTACAACGTTAACAGAGGCAATATCAGCAGCTATTATCAAAGACGTGTCCGAAACTTTATCGATTAATTTTGCGGCTGAAGCACAGGGAATTCCACGCTCTACAGTTACAACATGGATAACGCGAGGCTTTAACGATATGCAAGCAGGTGAAGCTAGTATATTCGCTTTGTTCTCGAAAGGCGTAAAACGGGCACGCGCTGGATATGTACACGATGCGGTAAAAGATATCCGACACGGCGGTAGTGGCTGGCAAGGAACGGCGTGGCTTATGGAGCGTTGTTGTGCCGAAGATTTTGGAAAAGATTCTGAACTTTACAAGCAATTATTGCAAGATTATAAAATGATGATGCAGACCATGCTTGACCAAAAAGGAAATAGTAGTGCAGGACGATAAGCCTAAAAAAAAAACATGGATGCCTTGGACAGAAGAAAGAAAGCAGGCTAGAAAAGATAAATATAGAAAAATGATACTTGATGCAGCCGAACATGTGCGCCTGAATCGTTTAGAGCAAAAAAAAGATAATGGGTAAACTATGACGTTTGAGCTAAACTACATTGAGTGGGAGCAAGCTTGCCAGGCGGCTGGATGGGTTAAACTTGAGTCAGTAACAGATTGTAACCGACTGGTTAAATCCATTGGCTACGTCATCAAGGAAACGTTATCTAGCGTTACTATTGCAGCCAGCGTGTCCGGTGATTACTATTGTCACCCACTAACCATCCCTAAAACATCTATTAAAAAACGTTCTATCACACGGGATTCTATACCATGAAAATGAACAAAAATAATGAATACGCAATGACTGAGAAAAAGAAACCAGTTGTTAAAAAGGCAATGGCAAAAAAGAAAGCCGTTAAAAAATCAAAGTAAACTAGGGGATTACAACGTGGACGATAACGCTAAAAGATTTATGCTCGATACTTTAAGAGCAGACTATATTGAATTCATGACTAAATGCGCAAAGATTCCAGGCGCAATGATTCAGAAACAACAAGCGTTTATGCGCTTTGATGAAGGCCATATGTGGTTACAAAACGCTATTGCTTCGTATGTCGAAGAAGCGCCAGCCGAACAACCAGAATTAGTAGAACCAGAACAAGGCTCAGCAGAATAAACTATGTCAAATAAAAAACCAGTTGAAAAGTTTTCAGCTATGAGGGAGGCTTTAAAGCTTGCCCTCAAAAAGCATAATGAAACGCATGGGTATAAAATGCTCAATAAAAAAGATTCAAAAGATAACAAAGAGGTTGTAAATGACTGAGAAAGTGAAGCGTGTGTTTGAAATGTCTGAGTTAGAACGCGCGGTTATGCTGATGCTTTGGGGTGATATCCAGAAACTTCCTGAGTACGATTGTTTTAGAAAGTATGAGCGAGGTTTTAAGTTCGAAGAAAAAGACTATGTTTATAAATGCCAATACCGCATTGACGATGGGCACTTGAGGCTTAAAGATGCAGCTATCGAACACGCTCAGGAAACTATTAACATAATGCACTAGGATAATCATGAAAACCAAAGTTAAAAAAACATTAATATTCTCGCTACGTTTAATCAATGCAGCTATCAAGCCACTTGTGTTCCTGTTCTTAATACAGATCAATATATTCATGCTAAAACCAGCAATCATATTTCTTGTACAGTGATACACTTTGTTTGTTTCTATAATATCTCAACAGGAATCCAGGCTAAGCTAGCGTTCAGCCAGGAGTTCAGACATTGCAACGTTATCACCTACGATGGTGAAAGCTGGTTAGTAACTGAATTCGATGCGTTTGGATATCAAATTCAAATGGTGGATGTTAGAAGTGGAGCTTCCTTAATACGTGGCATGAAGCATGTGCCAAGTTTAACCGCTTTGATTGTGATAGATGTTGAAAAGAAAACGCGTGTCTGCTGGAAACCGTGCATGGGTAGAAGCTGCAATGAGCTAGCGCGGTATGTAACGGGTGCTAACATTGGATTTACATTTAACCCTAAACATCTTTACAATAAGCTAATAAAATACAATTGTAGAAACTACGATATTCTGCACGCTTGGAGGCGACAAGATGGGGTTATTTGATGATGATGGTTCAGACGACATAATCAAGCAACAGCGTGATATGCAGATTGACCAACAATTTAGAGAGAATCAAGCAGAGCTAAAAGGCAAGAAAGATTCCCTATACGCTCAGCGCTTAGATATCATTAAATCTTCAGGCGGTCAAAACTGGAATAACACCATTCCAACAGCATCAAGCGCTTCTCCTGGTTTCTTAGGTGGCACTAAACGCCGCAATAATGTCGGTAGGGATATTCTATGACTTCGCCACCAGAAAATTTTCACAAACTAAACGACCGCTACCAAGAGGCAAGAGCCTACAAGGACAGGTGGTTAGCACTATATAAAGATTTGTATTTCTACGTTATCCCAGACCGTGACGCGTTTAATATTAAGTTCAATTATACTGATATTGGTAAACCAGTTACCCAACAAATTTGGGACAATACAGCTATGCTTGCGGCGTATCAACGCGCTAATGATTTACATGGTTTATTGATGCCGAAAGATCGCGTTTGGGGGCAATACAAACTAGACCCACACATGTATGACGATATTGACATTCAAAAAGGCAAGGAAATACTGGATAAAGTAAATGAACGCATCATGTTTTATCTTAATGAATCTAATCTTGCCCGCGTGGTGGGTTCTTCTAACCTGGATTTGGTTGGGGGTACGGGGGTTATTTGGATTGAATCCCCTAGCGATGATGTACCTTTATATTTTCGCTCTATTCCTGCCATTGCTTTATACGCTGAGTATTCTAATGACGACATTATCAAAAACTGTTGGTATGTAGCTAAAATGACAGGTCGGGCGGTACTCCAAAACTTCCCAGACTACTCAGGCACACACCGCGAGCACTTGCTTCAAAATCCAAACGAAACTTATTCGGTAAACTATGGACAGATTGAAGTAGGACGTGAAGAGTATTATATTTACGCCGTACTCGATGATGACCCTTTCCATGTTTTGTGGGATAGGTACAGCGACTATAGACAGATTATTGTCTACCGTGACCGTGTGCGCCCTGGTGAAGTCGAAGGACGTGGTATTGGCTTGGATATGATGCCAACGATTAAAGATTTGAACCGCATCGTTGAGTACTCACGTAAGAACATGGCGTTTAAAGCTAACCCACCCATGTTCTATGATGCTGGAAGTTATTTTAATCCGTACTCAATACGCCAATGGTCGGGAGCTATGATTGCTCGCCAACCTAACGGACGCAATCCGCTCGAAGCTTTACAGATGCCAGAATACCCCGATGTATTCCAGCAAATTGTTCACATGCAAGAAACAATCCAAAAGGGATTTATGGTCGATCCACTTGGTGAGATACAAACACCCGTAAGATCTGCTACTGAAGTTTCATTGCGTGAGAATAGAGCTCAAAGAACAGCAAGCACAGACATAAGCCGTTTAATAAATGAGCTGCCGAAGCAAATTTTTGAAACCTGCTCGAAAATCTTAAATGGTCGCGGCTTACTGCTAAAACCGACAGAAGTAATACCAAAATTTGACCCAGCAAAAATGAGGTTTGCGTTCCAATCACCATTGTTTGACCTGCAAAATCAATCAGACCTTAACAACCTTGTAACATCAATGCAGATTAAACAGCAATTCTTTGGACAAAGTGCGCCAATGGTTAGTACGGATATTTTCGAGGTTAACCGGTTTATCATGGACAAGTTAAACTTGCCTTCTAAACTATCTGTAAGCGATGACAAGTTAAAACAAACACTGGCCGAAGCAGCACAACAAGAACAACCGCCACAAGGTTCACCGCCTTCAACAACGGCTGCAAATGTAGAATTTCCTTTGAATCCAGGGGTGGCAATATGACGGTAGTTAAATTTCCAGAAAAAGAAATGTCACTTGATGATATTCATGAATGCTCACTTGATATTGCTAGCAGTCTTGATAGGGCATTAGAACTTGCTATTATGCTCGAAGGCCACTACATAAATGACGGCCTTGTAAGTTTTCAATTCAATCGGTTGATAAACGTTATTCAAGAATCATTCTATCAAGTTGAGGACATGCTAGGGGTAACACATGATTGAAGATTTATTAGACTCTAAGAAAATAAGCCCTAAAGAATTTAAGCTGTACAAGTTATTTACAAGCGAACTTGGAAGTGAGTGCTTGAAGGACATGATTGAAGAACTTTTTTGGGAAGAACCGGACGAAACTTTAATGACTGCCGGTGTTCTTGGACTGTATGAGGGCAGGCGTTCGTATGCTCGAAGCATGAAATACACCGTTGAAAAGGTTCAAGCTGAAATTAATAAACAACTAACACCAGGGGCAAGCAATGACGGATGATAACAACGATGATGTAAAGCTATACGCTGGCAAGTTTAAAACAATTGAAGAACTTGAGTCAGGCTATAACAACTCAGCCAAAGTGTTTCAAGAAAACGAAGATTTAAAACGTAAGTTTGAGGATATCGCAAGGGTTCCTGATGATTACGCTACACCTGGCGGCATTGAACTACATGATAGCGACTTGGCAGATATCAAACGCACGGCTAAAGATAGTGGGTTGACTCAAGTTCAATTTGATAAACTTGTTCATGCACAAAATCAAACCGTTAAAACAAAATACGAAAGCTTTGAAGCAGCTAAAAAAGATATTGGAGCAGACAGCTTAAACATGCTTCAAGACTTTATCGGAAAATCTTACCCTGAAAAAGCAGGCCAAGCGTTACTCAAGGAAGCGATTAAAAACAAAGAGGTTAGAGATGCTATTCTTGAACAGCGCACCAAGTCGTTGAACTCGACCATTCCAGGAAGCAGCACGGTAAACGTATCTAATTACAGCGCCGTAAATCATGAGGATGTTCGTAAAGCACGTGAAGTTATGATGGGTGCAAGAGGAAAGGCACGCGTTGAAGCTCAAGCACGTTATGTTTCTTTGAGCTCTCAGCTAGCCCACAGGGGTTAATGATGGATTGACAAAAAAATAGCTTCAACGCATAATGTAACCGTCTTCATTAAGTTGGAGCTATCATGGAAAGCAACAATAACCATCATCACGACAAAACAAAAACAACCTTCCGTATTCGTGCAAATCATCCTTTGTTCAGTTGTGGAATATTTTGCAAACGAATAACAGATAAAGATGTTGTAGACCCGAAAGACACAAAACCACAGTCAGATGAGGGTTTGACAATCAAACATATTAGGCTCTAAAATACATTATCTAATAAAAAAAGCCCCTCGGGAAACCTTTGGATATTAGGTCGAACATAATATTGGCCGGATTAGCCGTAACCCAATAGTTATTAATAAGCTCAGTGTTTCAACAGAAACATTGTATTTGTTTTTACTATTAGGAGCCGCAATCATGGCAGACCAAATTGACTTAGCAACAGCGTCACAACTGTTTGACACCGAAGTAACCATTCGTTACCAGAATAAACAATACTTAGCAGATACGATTGAAGAACGCCATGGAACAACTGGTGAAGCTACCAACGTTCCTGTTTCTGATATTATCGAAATGCAAAACCAAACATATGCACCAACCGATATCCCAGTAACCCCAGTAGACGCAACAAATGTTATGGTTGTTCCATACAACTACGCATTAAAAACTGTTATTGGTGGTGGTGAAAAAACATTATTTGCCTATGACAAGATTGTTGACCATGCAAAACTTCATGCATTGGCATCAGCTCGAATGGCCGATTACATTAAAATTAACGCCCTTGTAACCTCATCAGGTTTTGGAACAATCTTCACCGTTGATAAAGCAGTTGGTGTAAACACGGGTATGAATGAAGGCAAGATAGCACAAGCTTTGTCTTACCTTGAAAACCAAGGTGTTGACGTAATGGACCATGCTTGTTCGTTGTGGCTCCCCGCAATTACCAAGCAATCCATGCTCAACGATGACCGTGTGGTTAACTTGTTTTATAACGACAAGCGCCCATTAGTAGACAATCAATTGAACTCATACCTGGGTGTCGACATTCGTACCTTGGGTGCTAATGGTATCAACACGATTCCATACACAACTTCAGGAAGTGATGACACATATTTGGTTCCGTTAGTTCAAGAGGATTCCATGGTTCAAATTTTTAACCGTGATGTGACAACCAGCATTACATGGGTTCCACAGAACGACCGTTGGGAATTGCTAACCGTGTTGACTTCAGGCGCAAACGTTATTCAGTATAACGGTATTGCATTGATTGAAACGGTTAACCCATACGCGGCTAATCCATAAGGGGAAATTTTATGTCTAATTTTCAAACTTTCGCATTAATTACTGAAGGCAATATTTCCACTGCTCCAAGTAAATTTATTGCTAGTACTGTTGATAGCTTGGCTACTGTTTTGGTTGCTGGTTACATGACAGATTTGCAGGCTCAGGTTAAAGCTAACGATGTTATATCAATCAACTACGCTGATTTGTCAACTTTCCCATTAAATACTGGTGAAAGTGCAAGCTACGGTCAGTTTGTTGTAGGGTATGCAAACTCCGTATGGTCGCTAACACAGGTTCCTAGCTCAGCACTTAAGTCGGCTAGTGTTGCTATTACAGCAGCAGAGTTTCTCGGCATGTACGCAGCGCCTAAACTTTTAGTTGCGGCACCTGGTGCAGGCTACCAAATTGTGTTGGATAATGTATCACTGGTTGAAACCTACGTCGCAGCAGCTTTTGCCGCAGGTGGAGTTACAGCGGTTCAATGGGACAGCACGGCCAATGGCGCGGGAATTATTGCATCAAGCACATTAGCGGCTGCATCATTCCAAGTAACAGCAAGCAGTGTATTCGCATTCAATAGTGGCGTGGTTACCGCTCCATTTGCAACAACCTCGAACAAAGGGTTGTACTTGAGTAATGTGACCCAAGCATTTACAACGGGTGACAGTACATTTGTAGCGCATGTAAATTACCACGTTATTGCGGTATAACAGATGCCTACGCATTTACAACTTGTAAATCGTACTCTTTCTGAATTGGGGCGGCTTTCGGTCGCCTCAGTTGAGGAAAGCCCCGACGCGCAAGCAGCAAGTGCTAAGATTTACGAATTAGAGCCCGAGCTTTACCTAGATTACAACTGGACGTTTTTAGTCGTGTACCGATACGATGACACACCATTAACCACAAATTTTTCACCTGATTACAGTTACACATACCAGTTACCTGGAAACTTTGGTAAGTTTTTTAAATGGCAAGCAACAGGCTCACAATGGCCTATCTATGAATTTGCAGATGGTTTATTGTTGGCTCAAGTTAAGCCGGTTGGTTATTACTACATTGTAAATCAAGCTGACCCTTCCGTTTACCCTCCTTTATTTGCTCGCGCTCTTGTCTTGTATGCAGCGTGTAAGCTTGCTCCTACGCTAACGAACAACGTACAGCTCACCCAATACCTTGAGAAAGAATATCAAAAAATGATTGCCAAGGCGATTGTTCAGGATGACATGGAAAGGCCGGTTCTAAGTACACCATATAATGACTTTTCGCGCATTACGTTCGTTTAATATACACCATCGTTTAAACTTAATATGTGATAATATAACCTTAATAAATTACCAATGAATGGTGGTATGTTGCATGGCAAATAAGATGATACGCCAAAGTTCGTTCAACGCCGGTGAAGCTGACCAAGTAACGTGGAAGCGAACAGACATAGAATCCTATTTGACGGCTGCACAAAAGCTTTTAAATTGCGAAGTTGGCACAACTGGCTTGGTTAAAAAGCGCAAGGGAACAGTTTTTGAATTAAACGCCACAAATTATGCTTCTCAAGAATCAACCATGTATGAGTTCGTTGACAAGAACGGCGAGTACTATTTAATACTTGGCGCACAGGGTGCATTCTACGTTTTTGGTGTTCCTGAGTCTGAATCTTTTGTTGCAACATCGAGTGGTTTGTTAGTTGAAACCTATACCGGCTCACTTGTTACCATCGACGACCCAACATTATCGTTTGTTCAAACTATACCTACTGATTACAATGCTTCAGATTTAGCCGGTCTTGATTATACCCAAGATAATGACTCACTTATTTTAACATCCCCACTATACCAACCTGGCCGAATCTTCATATCAAGTTACGCACCATTAACTTTTGCGCATGAATATTTAAATATCTACCCATTACCGGCCTATGATTTTAACAAAGTAAATTATAATGCAACAACGGTTACCATTGGAGGTTCACGCGTAAGCGGTGGAACAATGACAATTGCATTCTCCACTTTACCAGCTACAGCGGTTTATAATAATGCATGGGTAGGCGGACAAATAGTGGGGGGAGGCGTAAGCGCAACCTCACCTATTGGCTATGGTATAATTACAATAGTAAGCCAGGTTGGGACGACTGTTACATTTACAATTCTAGTTCAAGTGGCTTTTGATTCAGGGGTATATTCAACCGTAGGTTCTCAGTATTCAATCCGTCAACCTGCATGGGTGGGCGAGCCTAATAACCCGTATGGCCTTGGTTATCCAGCAAAAGTATTATATTTTCAAAACAGGTTATGGTTTGGTAACACACTGCTTTTACCGAATACCGTGTTTGGCTCTAAGATTAACCAGCCAATATCTTTCGACGTGGGAACAGGAAGGGAAACGGATGCTATTGTTTATACACTTGGACAAACGTATGCCGGTGAAATTCTATGGTTAAACGGCGGCAAGCAATTGGAAGTGTACACAACAAACTATGAGTTTGTAGCACCTCAAAATGATGACATTGGATTAACACCAGGTTCGTTTTCTATTCGGCAGCAATCATCGCACGGCTCATCAAATTTGCTCAAGCCTCAAACGTATTTTAACGATTCTTATTTTGTTCAAAAAACAGGAAAAGCTTTAATTAATTATCACTTTGACGGGGTAGGCTTGGCGTATAAGTCGACCAATATTGCGCAGCAAAGCCAGCACTTAGTTAAAAACCCTGAAAGCCGAGCACTGTTACGTGGTACAGATACATCACAAGATAATTTTATTTACTTCCTGAACCAGGCAGATAATACCATCACAGCTTTCCAATTCTCAAACGAAGTGGGATTGGCAGCGTTAACACCCATGCAGTTTAAAACGCTTGTAACGGTAGATGGTGTTCAATCGGTTGAAGATATAGACTTGGTGGATATTGTCACGGTTGAAAATCATGTATACATTTTAAAATATTACACCAACACCCAAACGTATACGATTGAAAGGCTTCAAAGTGAAACCTATATTGATAACTCTCAAAGCAAACAGATGACCACCACCGGTTTAATTAACGGCTTGTCTATACTTGAAGGTTATGAAGTTCAAGTTGTGTATCAAAACCAAGATTTTGGAAAATATACCGTATCAGGTGGTGTTGTAACGGCTGACAATCCACTGGGTGACTCAGGGACTGTGCAAGTTGGTCTATTGTATGATGTTGAAATAAAACCTATGTATCCGTTTTATAGTGCTACTTCAGCAGCGTTTCAAAAACAATTAAATCGCGTTTACGTTGATTACTACGAGTCTTTAAACTTTTTCATTAATGGTAAACTGGTTCAATACCAAGATTTTGCAGAAATACAAGCAGGATTACCGCTTGTGCCTAAAACTGACACCGCGATATTTTCGCCATTTGCTGGGTACTCAAGGTTCGATCCATCTGCAATTGTTATCACGCAATCGTCACCATTCGATTTACAAATATTATCTATTGGCTATGAAATTGATATGGCCGTAATTTAAGCATAGGGGCTATCATGGGCGTAGAAGTTAGTATTGCATTGGCTGCAATCTCAGCAGGGGCAACAGTTGCAAAAATGAGTGCTGAAAAAGAAGCAGCGCAAGCCGATTTATCAGCAATTAATCAGCAATCAAGGTTGCAGTCGATTCAATATCAACAAAAACAACTTCAAAACCTTGATTTAACCGAGAAGATGATAAGCAAGCAAACGGCACAGATGACTACGAGAGGCGTTGCTTTTGATTCCCCAAGCTTTAATGCCGTGCAGCGTGACACAATAAACACAGGCTCAAAGCAAGCACGAAACGACAAACTTACGGATTCTATTGCGCAAGATGCTTTGAATGATGAGCGTAGAAATGTTAAGCGCACATTGCACGCCAAGCTGTTTGGTGACGTTGCAGAGTTCTCATTTAATGCGGCAAACGTAGTCAGTAAGTTGCCTAAGGCGGAGGATTTATAATGGTTCAGGAATTTGTTAGAAGCAACGAATCTAACCCGATTATAAACCCACCTAACCCAGGTTCCCAAGCACGTGGCCTTGATAACTTAGCGCAGGTTTTTGGCAAAATCGCCGGTAGAACAATGGAAAAATCCGTTGACTTTGCCTCAGCAGCATCAAAATCTAACTTGCTGCAAACGCATAGTATGATTCAGGATGTTGAAGCAAACAGCCAGCTTGAAATGTTTAAAAGCCCTGCCCATGCTGAGTACATTGCCAATAATGCTCAAACATCCATTGATAAAATAAAACAAAATTCCAAGCTTAATGGTGAGGATAGAGCACAATTAAATGCTTCAGCTAATACAATGTCTCGAAGCCTTGGATTAAAAGCCGGTGAAACGTCAGCAAAACTTAGCATGATGCAAGCAAAGTACGCGTCACTTTCAGCGTTTGGTGATACTTCATCAACGATTATTGAAAAGATGTTCCAAGACCCCGAGGGCGCAGACCAATTTATTGAAGACCAATACGAAGCTTTAAAAGGTCAAGTTGCGTCAGGCGTATTGACACCAACAGAAGCCAATAATTTACATAAACAATTAGAAATAAAAGTAGAAAACGCTCAAGAGTTAGCAAAAGGAATGATAGAAGGAACACTTAATGCATCAGAATTAAGTGCTTATCATGCGTCGGAAACACAAAAAATTCCTATGTTAAATGCTGGTTTACCCATCAACCACGCAACAGCAATGACATCAAATCATCACATGGCGCAGATTTCAGTTTCAGATGCTAAATCTAAATATGCCAATGGAAATAATCCATCGGTTATGGAGTTAACCGCGTTAGGTTCTAAAGAAGTCAAAGGTTTGTTAAGATATGGGCGCGGCTCACATCGAGCGGATGGTGATATAAACTCTGGTGCAAGCTGGGAGTTATTACAACAACGTCAAAAGTTCCTGAAGAGCAAGAATCAAAAAACCTTGGAAGAAGAAGGTTATCACCATCGGCTTAATAACTTTTTTAATGATATTGAGCAACCAGGCGGCTATCAAGCGTTTGTTTCTGCAACACCTGAGGGTGCTCGAATCTATCAAGATTTTGCGAATGAAAACGCGTCCATTAATCAATCCGTTGATTTTGGTACGCCAGCACAAATAAACCAACAAAAAGATTTAAGACGAGTTGATAGTTTAAATAAAATGATTAGCAAAACAAATGCCCTAGGTATTGGAGCTAATTACCCTGACGACATACGACAGCCTATACCGCAGCAATACCTGCAACCCATTATTGACGGGTTCAATCAGGGTGGCGATGTCACGGCCATGATTAGCAGTCTTGGAATTCTAAGTAATGAAAACCGTGCATACGCTACGAATGCGTTTAAAGACGACCCACGTAAAGCTGGCGTGGTTTATACAGTGGGTAATTTATTAAAAACAGGTGACACCCAGTTTTTAAACAACTTTTTAAAATCTCAGCAAAATAACGCGCTATCGGGTGGAGACAAAGCAATATCTGCGGCTGATAAATACGAACAATTAGACTCAAGTGGCGAAGGTTACTCAAATAGCAAACTTCAGCAAAAAATATTGCCGTATTTATCAGAAATAAGCCCGTGGTTACGCTCTCAGGCCAACGGTGGCCAGGCAGAAGAATCCCAACTTGATGCGGCTATGCGTTACGTAAAATTTATGGGTGCTCTCAATGGGGATTATAAATTAACAAATGTTGATAGCTACCTAAAAGATTATCAAAAAAATATGAATGAATCATACAAGGTGGAACAAGGCCTTAATTATGTACTAGACCACAATAATGTTCCCCTTGATAAAAATGAAATGGGTATCTTAGCGTCACATGCTCAAAATGTAGCTAGGAACAAACTCCTTGAATTCCGCAGTGAAGCAGATGTAGAAAAAATATTTGCCAACAACCCACCAAGATTAGTTAGCTCACCTGGTGGACGGATAACAGCAGTGGATAATTCCGGTGATTTTATTCGGGATAAAACTGGAAAGCCAGCTTACAGTGAATTGTATAATGAAAGCGTTTGGCGTGCGGCTGAGATGGACAAAGACTCAAGGTTTACAAAAGCCGATTACTTGGACATGCCACGCACACGATTTAGCCGAATAGAAATGCCTCAGTTGTGGAGGTCTGGCAGAATTGCCACCCCAGAAGTACAAGGGAATATAGACCTAGACCAGCGCGAAAAAGTATGGGGTGTAGGTGCTGATTACGCGACCGTTCGCACGATGACCATGGAAGAAGATGGAAAGACGATCTTATTACCTACCATTGTTGATGGCAAACAAGTATCAGAAGGCGAGGCAATCACTCAGTATCACAAAACAGGCGAGCATCTAGGTGTATTTAACACGCAAAAACAAGCGGATAAATACGACCAGGCCATGCATAAACGTATGAACTGGATGGGTGACACTGGCGAACAGGGAAAAGCGACACAACAAGAAGGAAAACCGGTACAGGAAAAAGTAAACCCTAATTCAGAAACAGCCGTTAAAGATGATGTTAACGCATTAACAAATACATTTATGAAGACTAAAGAATTTAAAGATTCTGGGTTAGATGAAGTTGAGTTCAAAGAAAAAGTATCATCATTAGTTAAATCAGGTGACACCAAAAAAGAGGTTAAATCGAAAGAATTCAAAGCGTCTGGCATGGGAAATATTACTAGCAATCAATATTTAAGAAAAATAGCAAAAATTGAATCACCTAATGAAGGCATGAAAGCGGTAAGTTCAACCGGAGCAATTGGTAAATTTCAATTCTTACCAAATGTATGGAATGATTTAGTTAAAACGTATGGCAAAGAATTTGGATTAACAAAAGATGGCATTAATAAGGAAAGGCAACAAGACAAAGCCATTGTTCTATTAACCAAAAGAAATGCCATTACAATGATAAAAAGTTTAAAAAGAGAACCCAAAGAATTTGAATTGTACATGGCACATAATATTGGCGGTGCCGGTGCTTCAAGATTAATTAAAGCGGCAGAAAAAACCCCTAACTCCCCAGTAAGTAAAGCAATGATGGGAAGTGAACCTTCACACAATCCATTGTTTTTTATAAAAAAGGATGGCGGGATAGTTACAGCAAAAGAAGCGGTGGCTCGATACAAAAAAACATACGATAATGCTTAAATTTAAATAATTGCAGGAGCAAATAATAATGTTTGGTGGAAAAAGACAGGGACAGACCAACACTAATTTTGTGCCTGCTCCTACATTAGGGCAGACGTTCACCGCTTCATTGGAAAAACCAGTCGAGCAGACAGGGCAGTTTTTTGAATATCTTTTTCCTGGTAAATCAACCAAGCAAACCATGGAAGAAAGCAGTAATAGAATTGCAGTTATGGACGAGATGCTTGCAGACCATCGCCAAGGCATTGGCCAAAAATCATTAAACGCTGTTGGCTCTTTGATTGGCTCAATGGTTCCAGGGCTAGCATTAGCTACCATTGGTGGCGCAATTGGTTCAGGCGTTGCGGGTGCAATAGGTTTTGGAGCAAGGGCATTGGCTAGTGCTGCAATTGCAGGTGAAGCAAGCGAAGGTGTTGCAACCGCGTACCTGGCTTCTCAAATTCCATTAGCTACAATGGCTGAAGGTGCATTGGGGCACTTTTTACCTAAAGCAAGTGCGGCGGCAATTGCTGGCGGCACGCTTGAGGCTTTTGCTGGTTACAAAGCTTTTACAATGCCCGAGCATTTTTCAGAAAATTACAACTCAGTTAATCAAGCGTTTGACGCAAGCCATGCTATTGAAGATTGGGGCGCGGATAACTATGGGTTTTTATTAGCTGGTGCGCCACTGGCAGCTGGTTACATTGCTGTTAAGGGTATTAAAGGTGTCATTGCCATGCGTTCGGCTGGCAAGTCGGCAGCAGCCATGGAGCTTGAAGCAGCACGGCTTTATAAAGACCACAAAGCGGTGTTAGAGAATAATAGAATTGTTGAAGGCGAGAAACAAGCAAAAGAAGCTAAAGTATCGGAGCTACAAAACCACCTTCAGCAGGCGGTAGATGATGGTTTAATCTCTCAATCCATGCATGATTGGTATCTTGATTACCTGGAAAATCCTAACCATCCTGATATTCATAAATCAGGATTAGAGGTTTTAAAAGAATTACAGATACCGTATGACCGAATGACAGGGCGTGTTTGGAATGAAGTGATGACGCGCAAAGGCTCGAAGGATTTCAAAGGTGCATTGTATGGCCAGGCAGTAACCGAGTTATCCGAGCAAGATAAAAACCTATTATCAAGTTACGTTATCAATAATCAATTGGATGGCATGTTAGCTAATATGCGTGATAACCCTAATCTGTTGATGGCAATGGATGGAATGACAAAAGATATTACGTCAAAAATTGAAGCACACGCACGAGAAGTTAAAAATTTAGATTATGCTTTTAGTAACGCATTACCTAAAAATGTTCGTCAATTAAATATATTTTCTCAAAAAAGCATTTATGACCATCTTAAGAAAATTGGTGTACGTGATGCTTCAGAAGTTCCGTACACGATGCCTGAGGGTATGGCTTATAAGCTGAAGCTTCTAAACAAGATGGAGCGACGTACATCATCCATGAACGCGGCTCAAAGAAGATTATTTAAAGCTCAAGTATTAGATCCACTTAAAGAAGAATTAAAGTCAATTAAGCTTCTCACTCCCAAAGAAGAATTAGAAAAAATTAGAGGCACTATCATTAAAGACAAGGACGGTAAGCTATCTTTAGTGCCAGGGTTTAAAAACAAAAAGGCATACCATCGCCTGGAGGATTTATCTCAAGTCCAACCTGAGGCTAAAGTATTATTAGATATGATCCAAATGCTTGATATGAATGCCAAGCAATCCGGAATGAATAACGCATTAGCACGCTTTATTGAGATGGCAGATGAAGGTGTTTCTAACAGGGCTGACCCTAAAAAGCTTAAAAAATACCTTGAAACTCAGATGGAAAATGCTGTTCCTCGCGCAGCCGAACTCAAGGATTTTAGATTTACAGCAAAAGATATTGATAGAATGGCGGTTGAAACTGCCGAATCAATGAAGGGTGAAGCTAAAGTAATGACTGAAGGTGAGGTCAAAGCAGGCGATGAACCTAGAAACGAAGAATCAGGTGGTGTTACTGTAAACCAAGAAGCAAAAGATGCTATTAATAACTCAAGATTAGAGTTTGTAAAAGATGGATTTAAAGATACTGAGTTGCGTATCAGTCAATTTAGTCGAAACGAAAAGGCGTTGGCTGACCTTATAACCTGTGCATTGGGTGTGTAATGACTAAAATAAATGATTGTATTGCTGAAACAATGGCAACAGACGCGCTCAGTAGATTCACATCTGATGAGTTAGATAGCTACATTAAAGAAGTAGCTGATAGAACCAGGGAGCTCAAAGATGAGGGTATTCCATTTGCTCGCAAAAGAGCCGAGGAAGAAATTAACAAGGAAATGCTCAACTCATTATTAACAGATGCTGCAATTAGCGTAAACGACGTTGCTAAATTTGATGTTATGAATAAAAAAATGGATGCCGGTGTTATTCAGCGTTCATTATTAGAGAAGACAGCCAAGAATACAGATTTTAATATTGAAACGGCTCAACGAGCGGACATTAACAAATTAAGCGACGGCTCATTTAATACGTTGAGCAAAGAGCACATGGAAATTCTTTACGAAAACAAGAGAAATGAAGAGATTTATGCATACGTCGATGGTGTAAAAACCGATAATCCCATGATTAAAGACATTGGCGACCGGCTCAAAGATTATTGGGACAACCGTAATGGAATGATGATTCGCTCAAATGCCATTCATCCAAGTGGTATTCGTGATGATAGGTTTTTTAAAGCAGGTTACAACCAATCAAAAATTGGCAAAATGGAGAAGAATCAATTTATTGAATCCATGCGAGGGTTTATTGATGTTGAAGAAACCTTTAAGCATACAAAAGCGGTTGATGCTGATGGTAAAGTCAATTTAACAATGGTTGATGAAATGATTGGGAATACGTACACCAATATAATGCAGGGTAACGGGCCATTATTTACCAGTCCATCGATTGCAAAAGATTTAGGAAAGATTAAAAAGAAGCGTGAGATGTTCTACATTTACAAAGACATGCGCTCATGGGGTGAAAGCAACAAGATTTTTGGTAATGATTCACTGATTCAAGCATGGAATTCAGACATTTATTCGTCTGGAAGTAAATCAGGTATGGCCAAAATCATGGGAAGCCAACCGCAATACATGTACAACGAGATTAGAAAAATATCCTTGGAAGGTAAAGCTAACACAGTTACAGAATCCGTTAAAAACCAAGCTAATGATGCGTTATTCAATCAATTGCTTGGTGGAAACCAAGGGGTATACAACCCAACGGTTGCTAATTCTTTCGCAGGTGTTAGAACGTTAAGCAGCATGGCTAAAATGGCAGGTTTAGTGTTACGAAGTTTAAGTGACCATGCCCAAGTTGCAGGTATATCTTACAGGCTTACCGGAGACTATTGGGCGCCGTATTTTAATTCTATTAGAAATATGTTTAACCTCATGCCAAGCGAAGGAAGGCAGGAATTAGCTAAAATAATGCGCGGTGTCATTGACACGCACAATGGCGCAGCAGCGCGTCATGTAGACATGAGTGATACAGGAAGCGTTGTTAACCGTATGTCCAATAAATTCTTTTGGGCTAATGGTTCTCAGGCTTTCGATTACGCAAATAAAATTAGCTCGATGGAGCCTGTAATGAATGCGTTTGGCAAGGAATCTAATTTAGGATTTAACGAGCTAAACAAAGCCAAGCAGAACACCTTGAATCGGTTTAACATCAGTGAAGTTGAATGGGACGGATTACGGGCTAAAACACAAAATGAAAGATTTACCGTTGATAACGTCAATAATTTGACTGATACTGAATTGAAATCATTGTGGGATAAAACAGATAAATCCAGCTCATTAACACATTATCGAGATGATTTATACCGTAAGGTATTTGGTATATTTGACACGGCACATGAGTTTGGGACATTAAACCCTGATGCATTTATTAAAATGTTAAGTAGTGGGAACACCAAGGGTGGAACACTACCGGCTGAAATTTGGCGTTCTGTCATGCAGTTTAAATCATACCCACTTCAGTATTTCAGGCGAGTAATTTATGGCGGAATGCAGGACATGGATAGTGCGGGTGCTAAACTCATGTACGGCCTTCACATGGCACTGGGGACGATCATGTTAGAGCAGTTATCACAAGTATTGGTTGATATCAGTAATGGCGTAAGTCCAGCTGACCTCTCGAAGATGAGTAACTTTGAGCGAACTAAACATGGATTGAAGATGTTAGCCGGTGGCGCAGGTGTTTTTAACCGAGTAATGGATCCACGTTCGCAAAACAAAGACATGTTTATTTCGTTATTTAACACACCAGCATTAAGGTTAGCTGAAGAACCTTTTGTGGCAGCATTTTCGTTACTCAGTGCAAACCCTAAAGGCGCAAAAAAAGCAGCTAAAGACTTTGTGAATGTTGCTAACCCAATTGGCTCAGTACCGGTTATTTCACCGTTCATTAACTCACTTTTGGGTAGTAAGCCATACATGGACAAAGGCCAACACCGAATCTTTGGAGAATAAAAATGTCTAATTTACCACAACAAAACACCATTGCTCAATTCTTGGCTAACGGCACAACAACCGACTACGATATTGTATTTTATGTTCCCATTGAACCCAGTGGAACGCCTGATATTAATGTATACACCCAGTTATCTACTGCCGACCCTGTGCCGGAAAGTGACCTTAAAATATGGAACACAGACTATACATACACACCTTTAGCTAATCCATATGACGGCGGCACTGTTACATTTCTTTCTGGAAAAATTCCACCTAATGGTTATGTTGTTACAGTTGAACGTAATATTGCAGCATCATTAAACGTTGAATTCGCTAATGCAACTACGTTTTCAGGAATAACACTTGATGCCGCACTGGATAAATTACTTTTAATTACGCAGCAAAATAAATCGTACACGTTGGGACGCAATCTTTCATACATTATTAACTCATATTTACCAAGCACAACAATTGCAGCCAACGTGCAAATACCGGTGTTAGGTTCGGGAGAAGTATGGTTTGGTTCTTCGAATGGCGTAATAGCTGCAACGCTTGAACAACCAGCGGACGTATCAACATTACGTTCTGAGTTAGCAAGCGAATCCCCAGTTACCAATGGAGCCGCGTTAGTAGGTTATTATGATGACGTTAACTCGAATCCAACAACCGTAGAAGCTCAATTAACTTTGTTAACTAATGCGGTGGTTGCTCCATTCCCAACGGGTACAATCATTGATTTTGGTGGAACAGTTGCACCTGCTGGGTTTTTAGTCTGTGATGGCTCAACACAAGACACGACACTTCAGTCTGCTTTATTTGCGGTTATTCAATATACCTGGGGTGGTAGTGGCACAAGCTTTACACTTCCTGATTTAAATGGTCGAGTAACCATGGGCTCGGCAGGCTCAACAACAAACCCAATTATTGGTAACGCAGTAGGTAATGTTGGCGGTGAGTCGCTGCATGAATTATTACCTGATGAGCTAGCAACACATAATCATACCAACACCGCTACGTTAAACTCATCGTTCCCAAATACTCCGAGCACAGGAGGGGCACAAACAGCGGTAGTGATGGGAGTAACCATTGGCTCAATAAACACAACATCATTAGGCTCGGTAAGTATGACGAATGCCACCCAAGGAAGCTCAACACCATTTAACATCGTCCAGCCATCTGCCGTGGTACTTAAATGCATTAAAACATAATGGGTGTATTGCAAGAAATTAAAGCGTTGCGTGACAAAGCATTAGCGAGCCATGAAAAAACATCTTCAGGCAAGTATGAGTTGTCACGTGATGAAAAAAACAATCTTCATGTTAAATGGGATGATGGATATAGTATCCGCGTCCCTGTTATTGACTTTAGACCCTACCAACTCGAAGCACGTGACAAGCTAATCAGCGGCGATAGCAAGCGCCTCATGGTTCAATGGCCAAGACGAAGCGGCAAAGAGGTAACTACATGGAATATCATTCTTGATTTTGCTATCAGTGACCCTGGCTTGTACATTATGGCCTACCCCACCAGTGTTCGAGCCCGCAAAATTTTGTGGGAGGGCGCTATGCTCAACAAGGACACGGGGAAAAGTATCAAGTTTATTGACATGCTCCACAAGCGTTTGCTTTCGCGCAGCCCGAACAACATGGATATGTCACTCCATTTAACCAACGGTAGTTTAATTTGGGTGGTTGGTTGTGATATTGACCCTGACAAACTGAGGGGTACTAACCCACGTGGTATCGTATTTTCTGAGTTTGCGTTTTCAGACCCAAGCGTTCTATACAACATGATGCCAGTGTTACGTCAAAACGGTGGATGGCTCTTTGGTCAATCAACCTACGATGGCATGAACCATTTTTATTGGATGATTAAAAAGAATCAAGACGATCCACTTTGGTTTTGTCGAGAAGAAAGTATCACCACTTTGGTGGATAAAGATGGAGAGCCGTACATTACGGACGAAGACGTGGACGAAGATAGACGGGCTGGGATGCCTGAGTACCTCATTCAACAAGAGTATTACGGTAATGTACAAATTAATGAAGAAACAAAATACTTCGCAATTGCCCTTAATGAAGTCCATAAAAGCGAACGAATTATCAAAGGTCATTATGTACCTAATAAAAATGTTTATGCTTTTTACGATATCGGCGTATCTGATTGCACTGCTGTTACATTAGCCCAATTTGAAAGCAGGGCTGGTAAATTGTGGCCTAGCATTATTGGGTATATCGAGAACAACAATCGTGCCTTGTCATTCTATGTAGATGAAATTAGGCGTTTCTGTAACGCAAGAAATCTTACATTTAAGATGCACTTTATTCCGCATGATGGAGCAAATAGAAGTTTTGGAGATAATCTAAAAACAACACAAGATTATTTAACTGAGATGGGAGAGATGAGCAACATTGTCAGGAGACCAACGACACATAAAACAGCAATTGAGGCAATACGCCAAAAGTTATTTATGACAACGTTTAACGAAGAAAATACCCAGCGATTAATTGATTGTCTTTCTAACTATGAAAAAGAATATGATGTTAAAATGGGTAAATTTAAAGACCATCCGAAACACGATTGGTCTTCGCACGGAGTTAAATCCTATCAGACTTTGGTTCTTGCGTTGGAAAGTGAATTAATTGCCGAAGTATCGTATGATGTTATTTATTACGACCAATCACAGTAAAAAGGATTATCATGATTAGTTTTGGCTTTGCATTTGGCTACTCAGATTACGTCACAATTGACACCAATTTCCCCAAGCCTTCAGTATATATTTATGTATCAGGCGTTGGTGGTAATATTGTTTACGAAAACACAGCAGGTCAAGCGCAATGGTTGCCTGGTGCGATTGAAGCAGGTATTTATCCAATAGCAGCGCGTCGAATTTTAACAAGCGGAACAGTTAATGGTGTGTCGCGAACAACGACCGCCGGTGACTTAGTTTACTGCTCTACAAGCATTCCGTAAGGAGTTGTTATGTTAGGTTATTCGGGATGGTTAATCAGAAACCCACCAATGCTATTGTATGGTTTAACGGCCATTCATCCTCCTGGTGGCGGTTACTTGTTATTAACCACTAATAAGCCGCTGTTGCTCACTAATTTTCAGATTTTTGCGCTGACTTAAGGATTAATAATGTCTCAAACACTACAACAAATTTTTGTCGCCAACCCGATAACTACCAACACATCGACTGATTTAATTTATTTTTCACAGTCACCTTACACGGCTGGTAATGACGCAGCAATGACCTACGCTAATTTTGAGGCTCAATTTGCGCCAGCCGGTTCGGTAGCTTCAGGAACGATAAACCAACTTGCTTGGTATTCAGCAACGGGAGCGGTTGTTTCAGGTTTAGCTACCGCAAACAATGGCACACTTATCACGTCTGCCGCAGGTGTCCCAAGTATTAGCTCTACATTGCCAATTGCAGTGCAGGATAATATTACGGCGTTGGGAACGATTGGTGAGTCGGTTTTAGTTACGCTTAGCGCTGATGCGACAACAAGA